GTGAGATTTTCCGCAATAATGGAAACAGCCGCGAGATATTTGAAGGGAGGATGAGGGATGGGAATGCGTGAACATTTGATGAAAGACGCCTTGGAAGAATTTGTCGATAAGTTGCCAGATAAAATTACTGATAAAGAAGTTGCATGGATGATTTTTAACATCCTTGGATCTCGCGGAAAGATCGAAGACTGGGGAATGATAAACAAACTCACGATTGCGAATATCGAGGAGTATTTTATTTATCAGGCACTTTCAATTGAAGAGTTGGCTGAAACAGAGGCGAAGATTTTTTTGGACAAAGTGGTTAAGGAGCATAAAGCAAAATGACCTTTGAATTACGCGATTATCAGAAAGATGCCCTTGATGGGCTGTACAATTACTGGGCGCAAAAGATGGGTGAGAACCCACTGATCGTTGCGCCGACTGGGTCGGGCAAGACGGCCATCATAGCCCAGATCGTGAAGGACGCCATGAGCTTTCCAAATACCAGAGTGTTGGTTTTAACGCATGTAAAAGAGCTTTTGCAGCAAGGCGCTGATGGATTAAAAAAACTGTACCCAGATGCTGAATTTGGGTTTTATAGTGCGTCTTTGAAGCAAAAGGATCTAACTAAGCCAATTACGTTTGGCGGCATCCAGAGCATTTATAAGCAAGCCTTTAACATGGTTCCAGCTCCAGACTTGGTGATTATAGATGAAGCGCACATGTTGCCACCCAGCACGACCACACGCTATGGTCGATTTATCGATGACTTGAAGCAGTGCAATCCAGACGTGAAAGTTGTGGGATTAACGGCCACCCCATATCGACTTGGTACTGGATACTTGCACAAAGGTGAAGGTGCGATCTTTGATGGCATTGCTTATGATATTCCAGTGACCATGCTTATGGATCAGGGTTATCTGGCTCCAGTTATTAGCAAGGGGGGCTTGCAGCAGATCGATTTGACTAACGTAAAAAAGCGTGGAGGTGAGTTTGTCGAAAGCGATTTGGCTGTTGCTGCGTCTGATCCTGAACTGGTCAGGAAGACTGCTGAAGAGATAGTTAAGTTTGGCGAAGATCGAAAAAGCTGGTTGATCTTTGCCAGTGGCATTAACCATGCTAAAATGCTTGAGAAAGAGTTTTTTAATCACATGATAGAGTGCGAAGTTTTGACTGGTGAAGACAGTCAAAAGGATCGCGCCTTGAAGATCGAAAGATTTAAGAATGGTAGTCTTCGATGTTTGATTAACATTAACGTGCTGACAACAGGGTTCGATGCGCCGAATGTTGATTTGATTGGTCTGGTTCGAGCGACAGCATCGACTGGGCTGTATGTCCAGATTATTGGGCGCGGAACAAGAATTTGCGAAGGCAAAGAAAATTGTTTGGTCATGGATTACGGCCAGAACGTCGAGCGTCACGGTTTCATAGATAAAGTTAAGCCACAACGAGACAAACGTGAGGATGAAGAAGGCGTTGCTCCAGCGAAGGAATGTCCAAAGTGTCAGACGTATGTTCCTTCTGCTACTTTGATTTGCCCAGAATGCGGCCATCAGTTTCCACCGCCTGCGCTGAACCACGACAGTAAAAGTTATGATGGCGCGATGATTTCTACACAGGTAAAGCCTGAGTGGTTTGAAATTGATGACGTGACGTACAGGCGCTGGCAGAAGGCAGGGAAGCCTGACAGTGTTCGAGTGACGTATCACTATGGCTTTTTCAAAGAGACATCTGAGTGGCTGTGTCCTGATCACGGTGGCTATGCCACGACCAAATACATGCAGCGAAAGGGCCAGCTTGGTGCAAAAGCAAAAACCACAAGCGAAGCAATGGATGAATGTCAAAGCTGGAACAAGCCTAGCCGCATTCAAGTAAAGCCTGACGGTAAATATGAAAGAATTGTGAGGTTAGATTATGAGAAACTTGAGAAGAAGGAAAACGTCATCCACACTGATATCAGTCTCGAAGACATACCCTTCTGAGCATGATGAACAGGTTGGATTTGTTAACTGGTTCAGGACACGGTTTCCAAAGGTTTTGATTTTTGCCATTCCAAATGGGGGCAAGAGATCGATAGGCGCTGGCAAGAAGTTCAAGGCTGAAGGCGTTGTGGCTGGAGTTCCAGATTTGTTTATTCCAGCTTGGGATGTTTGGGTGGAGATGAAGCGAAAAACTGGTGGGCGACTTTCCCCTGATCAGAAAGAAATGATTAAATATTTGGAGAGCGAAGGCTACAAAGTTATTGTTGGCAAGGGCGCTACAGATGCGTCACGTCAGATTATGGAAGCCAAGGATAATTGGGGGAGAAAATGAAAGCTCATCAAAAAATAGTCAGAGATCGTGTTGCAAAAACTAAGTCTGGAGATCTGTTTGGAACTTGGTGGGATAGTATTGATACAGACATTTCAAAAGCTGTAGTGCGTGAGACAACTCAGGCTACAGCAAAAAAAATTATTGAAGAGTACGAATGGCTGGGCTGCTTGGCTGCTGTTAACTGGCATTATTACGGAATATTTTTTGATAATGTGTGTGGTGGAATTGTTTGCTACGGACAAGAATATATTGAAAATTTGGGAATTTGGGACAAATACGGATATACTGGAAAGATTATTCTTTTAAACCGTGGAGCATGTGTTCATTGGGCGCATCCTCACTCTGCCAGTAAATTAATCAGACAATCGATGAAGCTACTTCCAGATAAGTATGAAGTTGTGACTTGTACTGTCGATGATTTAGCAGGAGAAATAGGCACGATTTATCAAGCCTGTGGATTTGATTATGTAGGATCGATGAGGGACTCTAATCCTAATGTGAACAGCAGAAAGGGTGACAGATCAGGATGGCTTATAAATGGAAAGCTTTATGGCCCAAGGGCAATGCGCCAGCAATTTGGAACTACTAAAATTGAAATCATAAGAAAAACGCACCCAAATGTTGAGCATGTAAAACAGAACAGTAAGGGAAGATATTTTGCGTTTAGAGGATCAAAAAAAGCAAAAAAAGAAAATCGAAATAATATTAATTATTTAATTAAACCTTACCCAAAAAGAGGAGAAAGTAATGAAATGGAAATATCACTGGTCAGTGACTGACGATGGACTGAATATTTACGACAATGGGCAAAGGATTGCAAAGATAGATCCTGATCATTTTAAACATTTAATAGCTGAAATGGCAGAGCATGTGAGATGGCAAGAGGTAAAAAAAGAGGCAGAAAATGGGTGATGAATCTTTAAATCCAGAACAGCAGGCGCATTTGAGATTTTTAAAACAGCAAGTTGATCAATACCAAAATGAATCAAATAGGATTGATTATCATCCGAATGTGAAGCAGGATTTGCAAAGGGCGATGAGAGAGCTAAAAGAGTACAGACTTTCACTTCAGCGCGAAGGCGTTGAAATTTAATTTAAAAAAAATGCATTACCTCTATTGTAATCTATGACAGATGTCATATATGTAAGTTATAGAGAGAGAGGAAACACTATGACATTTTACCTAAAAGCAAAAACAGTTCAGGATCACATCGACCTAGCAATGGGTCAATTGCAAGACGATCAAACTTTTGCAGCTAAAGCTCATCAGAAAGAAGCAATGAGTATGTTGAACGCTGGTTATGAAATGATCCGCAAAAACAACTCTAGATTTTCTATGGACAGCTTGTCACGCGAAGATTACTGGGCAATCCCATTCGANCTTCACCAAATCAGAGACAAGCATTTTCGTTTGTTCGATGAAACTCATCACGCTAATCTTAATGAGTTAGTAACTCTTCGAGTTTTGCTCAAGCTGATCCCAGTGGTTAAGCCAGAGCCAAAGTCTGACCGCATTACTGCCAAGCAAGCTGAAGTCACAGCAACTGTCGTTGACATGATCAAAAGACGCACAGCTCAGTATTACGAAGCTGTGGAGCTTGGTCGTTTGTTTGGTGGCTTACCTGTAAGCGTAACACCTCACCTTGTGACTAATGAGTTCAACACAACATTCACACGGTGCTTTTACTATCTTGATGGCAAATTTACACCGCTGTCAGTTATCATGGCAGCAGCAGATACACTGGCAAGAGAGAAAGAGGAAGCATAATAAAAGGGGCTTCGGCCCCAATTATTTTTACCCTACCCCTTGTAATCTGTGACAGATGTCATATATATANTGTATAGAGAGAGAGGAAACACTATGAANAATCTAAACATCAAACCAGTCAACAATGGCAAAACAGCAGCAGATCGCAATCGCTACTGTGGCCCAGCCGTCATCAGTGCCGTCACTGGCATGACAACTTCTGAAGCTGCTCGACTCATTCGTCATGTTGGTGGACGCAAAGCCATCAAAGGTTCAACCACATGGGAGGTCAAAAGGTCTCTTGAGCTTTGTGGTATCGAAAGCAAACGCACAACTTTTGGCCTGACGCTTGGCCGTAGCAAAGGCGTGACACTGGCTGGCTGGCTCAAAGCCACAGTCAAAGAGCGCACGTCTGATCGTGTTTTCTTGATCGTTGCTGGATGGCACTGGCAGCTTGTGCAAGGTCGCCGCTATGTCTGTGGGATTGTTCGTGATGTGGTCAGCATCAAAGACAAAAAGATCAAACGCCGTGCGCGTGTTGCCGAAGTCTATGAGCTTACATCAATGGGCGCAATCACTACACCAAATGTAGCTGTGAAGTCAAAGCGTGTGGCGTGTGGTGCAGACAGTGATCGTGGCAAAGCAAAACGCCTAGCTTCTAAGCTTGGTCTGGAGATCACGGCTGAATATGACACTTACATTGATGGTGGGCGTCAATACACTTATTGGATCGATGGCTCTGATAAAGATTATGTCGATCTGGGCGTCCATGAATATTCCGCACACTATTCATGGTGGGATGTTTTGGAAAGCCTTAAAGCTATTCAAGAGTATGAAAGTAAACAAAAAAAAGCAGCATAAAAAACTTGGAGATAGGGGGGGAATTATTTCCCCCTAATTTCCCCTTTTTTTTATCCCTTCCCCTTGTAATCTGTGACAGATGTCATATATATACTGTATAGAGAGAGAGGAACTTAACATGGCATACAATTACAATCACAAAGGCGAAGCAAACTACTACCCAACTATCGAAGCCCGAAGAATGGCTAATGCTGCCACTACCAAGCGCCGTAACTGGATCGCGTCTGATGAACGCGCCCAAGAAATCATTGATTTTGTCAATGATTATTCAACTGAAGAAGAGGGATTCTTTTCAGCTTGCAAAAAGGGCATCTGGCAGTTTGGATCACTTACACCAAACATGCGTAACGCTATGGTTAAGGTGTTGGACAAACGTGCCGCACAGAAAGCTGAGTGGGCTACCAGAGATGTTAAACTTGAATTTGTTGGTACAGTGGGCGAGCGTCAGGCTTTCGAAGTCACAGTGAAGCACGTTGTCGAAATGGAAGGCGTTTATGGATGGACATGGCTGCACATCTGTCGTGACGCTGACGATAACGTCATCATCTACAAAGGATCACAAGATTGGGGCAAAGGCGCTCAAGTAACTTGCATGGCCAAAGTCCTGTTACATCATGTTCGTGATGGCGTCAAGCAGACTATCATCCAGCGCCCCACAAAAGTAAAAGTAAATGGGGAGGATTACTGATGGCAACTGCACACACACACTACATGACAGTAATGGTCAAAGGGATATCAATTCCTTTGGCTATGGAAGGCCATGTGTGCCACCATGATGTGGATCTGGGAATTGATGATTGGTACTTGGCAGATTACCGTAAGGGTTCTGTACGGCTACCTAAGAGGGTCACAGCATGGATTGAAAAGAATTGCCGCATGGATATGGAAGAAGACTTCTGGAAAAGCTTTTAATATTACTGGGCTACCTCTTGCACTTTTCTTGATACGTTTGGCCCTATATTTTGTATCAGGCTTTGCAGTGCTGGTGATTGATCCACACCTACATAATTTCCTTGAGAATCTAATCCGAATGGATTTGGCTGTGGATACATACTAGGAAGATTAACATCAGGAAGCGCCCCAGCCTCTCCAGCCATTGCTGAAGGAACAAGATTTGCGGCAGTGTCTCCA